ATCTGAGAAGTTCAAAGCTCAACTCAAAGGGAATGAGAGCCCTTTCTTGGGCAGTGTGCTTGTCCGAGATGCTGTGAGTGAAGTTTGGCTTCATGATGATTTCGGGAAACTGGCCCCAGAGGAAGAACTTTGGATGACCAGGCGCACCTATCGCTTGCTTGTGATGCCCGATGAGGGGAGCGAAGAAGGATGTGGCACCCCTCACGTTCTCCAGAACCCACCAGGTGGGTTTGATGTAGTCGATTATGTCCAGACAGGCCTTCACAATGGTCATGTCTGGCGTTCTTTCTGATACTGGTATCCCAGAAGCAAGAGAGAATTCCTGACACGGAGGACTCGCGACTATCAAATCAGGATGAGGGAGGTCATCTATCCAGTCCATCCACTCTTTCACGTCCCATATTCTAGTGAATGGGACGTATTCTAGCTCGGGATTGACTTCAATCCGTATCACTACCCATCCATCTTGGACGAAAGCCTCAGTCCAACCACCTAATCCACTGCATAAATCCCAAACAACCTTTCTTTTTTCTAAAATCATGATTTATAGGACTGGTATCCCTAATATAAACCCTAGGGCGGGGGGCGCAGCCCGCCGACCTGGTTGATTTGCCCCAGCAAATCCTACGTTGTCGGTAGCGTATCCACTGGGTGTACTCACCCGCGGTAGCAACCGACATATCAAGATAGCCCCCCCTCATGGGGGACAGGTCCCCCTCGGGGGGGTGGATTGTACTATATACCGCCTTGCCTGCAGAGAAATTATGGCAAAGAATACTTTCCTAATCAGAACAACCGTGACTTGCTCCCACACTGGGGCGGCATTCGCACAGACCGAACTTGACCTGGGGTCATACACGAACCTCGGTTCATCGAAGCCCGAAGTGCTAAGGATACACTCAGCTCACGTGTACTTCCAGAACTCTGACGGCACAATCCCATTCATGGGGGGCGACAAGGCAGGCACAATCAACTACCAGTTGGCGACATCCAGCCAAACTGCATTGATGCAGGCATCGGATGACTCCTTCCTCCTAGGCGGACAGGCAGGGGTTCGCAACGGAGACAGCGCGAACAACCCACCAACAGACGGATTTGCCGAGTCATTCATGCCCCAAGATCTCACGGCTGGCCAGGTCGTTGCCGTCCCATCACTATTTTTGGGCGGGGCCATAGGAGCAGAATTCACCCAGGATGGCAACATCACCCTAATTCTAGAGTGTACGACTGAAGCAATGAGCAAGGCTAACGCAGTGGCCCTAGCAATCTCGCAGCAGTGATGCGGGATGGCTAAGGGTTTCTGTCCAACTTGCGCGGCAGTTGAGGCAGTCTTGCTAGCATCGAGAAGAGTACCTCCCGCGGCTGCTAGGAAAATTGCTTACAATAAAGCGACCAGGTCAACCGACAAAGCAGTAAGGAGAACCAAGGCAGTAAGAACGGCATCGGATTACTCGAAGAAACTCAGCAAGCACCTCAAGGCTGAAAGGAAGAAAGCCACCAAGAAGAACGGGGACTTCAAGAAGGGCAAGAGCATGAAGACAGTAATGCGAGCAGCCCACAAATGCGTAAAGAAGGAGATGAGATAATGGCAATTAAGAGAATTAAAGATGGATACAAGATAGTAAGAGGACAAGTTACAGGCAATACCTATAGTGGAACAGAGAACAAAATCCACCTATTCGATGGGAAATTCACTACCGGATGGAAGGTAGTTAGTTTCAAGATAGCGCCAAAGGCCCCTCTGGATGCAACCAATACCGAGTGCATTCTTTCCACAGAGCCCAAATCGACTCTGGGTTCTTGGGACTGGGGGGATGTTCAAGAAATAGCATGGGCGACCTGGCATATCGGAGCTGGATATGATGGTTCATTGGTTTATTCAAACATCGCAGATGACAACTTAATCATTCAGGATTTGTGGATTCGGGCTTATGATGCAGGGGAAGCCAAGCAAGTGAACTACGAAATCGAACTTGAGAAGTACGACATCTCCTCATGGGATGGTGCCGCGGCCCTGGTGAGGAATAATGCTCAGTCCGGACCCTGATGACCCAATTACAAGCGACCCTGCTCTCCTATGGACTTGGACTCGTATCGTTATCGCTCTGGTTGGTCTACTCGCTTTCGCGGTCGGAATGGACTTAGACACCTCAACAATCCTCCCAGATGGTGCTTGACCCCCTGCTTGGAGGCGTATCCATTAGCCCTTTTGCGGTGAAAATCAACCATTCCCTCCAGATCGGCGATAACTTCGGCAATATCCGTGAGATAGTACCACCTCAATGCTTGGTTCACGGTCCTAGACTTGTTCGCCTTATGTGACCAGGAGGAATTCTTCTCTGCAATCCTGTCAATCATCCTTGCAACCTCGGGGTCGAGGGAGAATGCACGAACTACTTTTGCCATTCTAGCACCACCTATCGATTCTGACATGAGTCTTTATTGATCTGAGAAGTTCAAAGCTCAA